GCGTTGTGCAGGGAGCGAACGTAGGACTTGTCAGAATTAACATGAAAGTTAGTGTATTTCCTATGTAGCAACTCATGAACAACAAACCCGGTGTATTTATTGACCAGTGTCTGAGTGACAATCTCATCATCCGCGACATTGGCAAGCATGATACTGCCGTGCTGATTAATCGCCGCCGTGCTGATGCGCGACCATGTAATGGTGACAGGCGGCAGACCCAGTGCGGAGCAGATACGGTGCGCCGCAGCTTCGATACCTTGACGTAATTGGTAGCCTTTCATAATCGCCCCTTAAATAAGCTTATTAATCTCAGTGTCGTTTAAACAGGCAGCCCGGATAGCCTGCAAAGCCAGTGCCGACTCGTCAGGCTGACGGTTGCCGATACAGGTTGCCCATGCCTGATCGATGGTCAGCAAGGGCAGTGCGCGGACAAACGCGACGATTTGTCGGATCGATGGTGCGTCCACTACCTCGCCAGTTGCGACCTTCTGGCGCACGACATCGACGCAGGAAACGATCTTTTGCGCCAGCCGGGGATCGCAGCCCGTGTGGCGCACGACCGCATCGACCTCATCCTTTATCGACAAATTGGTGAACCGCACGACCCGCGCAAAGCGATCAGCCAGAGCGGAGTTCATCTCCTGAGTCCCGGCATATCGTCCGGACTGATCACCAGTGGTCAGAGTATTGTCGGCTGCGATCACGATCACGCCAGCAGCCTTGGTGCGTACCTTGCCGCCAATGGTGACGGTGGTATTCGGCTCAAGCAGGGCATTCAACGGTGCCAATTCGCCCGGTGCGGCGTTGCTGATCTCATCCAACAGAATGACGGTGCTGGGGCAGGAATAGGCTTTCAGAAAATCACCATCCTCAAAAGCGGTATTGCCATTCTGCAAACCAGTGCTGCCCAGATACTCGTCGGCAGTGGTGTACTTGTGGAAGTTGATCCGGGTGAAACCGCGCCCGGTACGCGCAGCAAATTGACGCGCAGTCTCAGTCTTACCTGCGCCCTTGGCACCGCCGAACCAGAGGTTTTCGCCTGTCATCTGGGACAACAGCAAGTGGCGCAGGATGGTCTCAGTCCAAATGAAATTAGGATCGACCGCCGGGGCAGCCGGGTGGTCATACAGATCGACCATCACCGCATTACCCTGTGCATCGATAACATCGACCCCAAAAACATCCAGAGCAGGTTTACGCTCAATGACCCGGACAGATACAGCATCAGCCGCCGCCTGTTCTAACCCTGCCTTTTCGATCTTACGTTTAAACGCACCGAAACCCTCAGCAACAGCAGCATTAATCGCAGCGTCGATCTCGCCAGCGTCAAGGTTGGAGTTGTGACGAGCAGCCCTTTCGACAATCGACAGTCGATCAGCCAGATCAGCATCACGCGCCACTGAGTCAGCCTGTAATTGATTAATGCCACGCACCACAGAATCTAGCCCGGTGCTAACGCGCCCGACATTGTCGGTCAGTGCATCGACGCGCCCGATCACGTTACGCAAACCCTGATCCAAGGCAAGCGAGGTTTTTATTAGGTCATTCACTTCGCCGGGCATCTGCGATGCGACAGGTGCACCCGGCGGGTGGTTCGGGATAGCCGCCCTGATCTGCGCCAGCGTGATGCGCCCTGCGTTAACAGCATTGGTAAGGTCTTGCGCCGCCGCCTGTTTTGTGGAGAACGTGCCGCCCAACATTTGCTCATATGCAGCCTTAACGGTTGCCAGCGGTTGCTGTAGCACCGTCTCATATGTGGTTTTACTCATAATTATTCACCCTCAGATGTCAGATTGAAAAGATCACCGCAGCAGCAGGTAGGCAAGCCAACATTCGCCCACTTCGCGGTTAATCGGATGGTGTATTTGCAACTAGGGCAGATTGCCTTGAGCATCCGGGTAGCTTGCTTTTTCCGGGTGGTCATCGACAGATGGGCATGGGGATATGCGCCCAAACCAGCGATGATCGCGTTGTATGCATCATCAAACCCTGCGCCAGCGACAGTCGATTTCCACGCCTGTTTACCCGATCCAGCAGGTACAAGGTGCATCGCCGCAGCCCACTTCTGGAACGTCACGCCGTGATTCATTGCGCCCGGTAAGGCATGGCAAAGCTCATGAACCAGTACATCAAACACCCTGCGCGGATCGTCCAACGTGGGAGAGATCAGTATCTCGATGGTCTTATCAGCAGACGCAGTGTCAGCCCAGCATTCGCCGATGGCACCGGATCGACGGGCATTGGACGGGAAGCCGCAGGTCACCCGCACCTTGGCAGGTACAGGCGCAGCCCACAGATCAAACAGCGGACGCAGTTCGGAGACCGCAGCCAGTAACCACTCTTCGCGTGTTGTAAACATGATAACCTCAGACGTTGTAGTAAGTGGACAGGTAAACCGAATATTCGCGTGGTGAAATCTTGCGAGCATATGCGCGGGTAGTGGCGCAGCCGCAGCAGTCATGTTCATGACGGCAACGCGAGTAAGACATCGTGTCCTCAATGGCACCGGACAGATCGATAGACCGCAGTGCAGATGGTGCGATCACGCGAGTGATCATGGTGCGCCCGTCAATGCCGTTGTCTTCGAGCAGCCGTGGCTTCAGTGCCTTGACGATGCAGACGTAATCGGACTCATCTAGGTGATCCCAGCCAAGTGCATAGTCGTGCGTCAGTCGCGTGTAAAGGTGCAGTTGCATATAAACCCCCTGTTGTCAGATTGCTACGTTTAAATGAATGTGCTACTAGGCGGATTAGATCATAGTGCTATTACCAGTGCAAGTGCTATTTACTAGTAGACGACAATTTATTCTATTGTTTGAACGGCAACTCCACAGATATACGTTCTATGTATGGTGTACAAACCAGCAACTGTGGATAACTTGTTGCCAAAGAACAAAAAAACCGCGCAGGTTCAACGAACGCGAAGCGGGTAAGGGGTAGGTAGCCTAAAGAGAAAAAACGACTCAGAGAGGCTATAAACGAGTCTCAGGGGTATTTGCATGGTTGACAACAAAAACAAATGCATTGCCATGCTTGCACTTGTGAATAAGTCTGTGGATAATGCGAACGATGGTTTAAACAGATCAGTACAGCAGCAGTGCTGATCACAGTTGCAACGTGAGGTGATGACAAATGAAAAAGACCAGTCAGGACGAGTATCTAGCGGCACTGGAAGAGGCGAATAGTGCTATTGATGAAGGTTATCAGGATGACAACGCGCCTGGGTTCGAGAGCGAAGCGGAGCGGATGGCAGCTTCAATCCCACCAAAGAGAGTAAAGAACATCAACAAACCACTGACCAGCCAACAACAAGCATTTGTGAACCACGTTATATCAGGCAAAAGCCGCAGAGAAGCTTACCGTCTCGCCTATAACACACAGATGTCAGACAGTGCAGTCAGCAGCAATGCAGCCAAGCTTGCCGCTGATCCACGCATTGCCAGCATGATCAACGCCGCATGGGATGAAACGATAGAACACCTTGCGGATGATGTCGCAAGCACTCGAAGGTACGTTTTGCGGAAGTTGGTTTCACTGAGCAAGGACGCTTCTCAGGAAGGCTCACGTTTAAAAGCACTGGAACTGCTAGGCAAGTCCATTGGGCTATTCACTGGCATCGAAGAGAAGACCGACAAGGCAGTCGCACCAGAGCAGTTGAAGCGGGAACTGTCGCAGCATCTGAAGCTGCTCGACAATGTGAAGACATTGAAGGTGAAGTGATCATGTTTAAACGATCCGACACTGTGAGTCTGCGCCCCCGACACCCGTTGTGTGTGCTGGGCGTGACCCCACCGTACCCCGACCCCCCACTGTGGCACAGATGGGACCCGTCACCGCTTACGCTGTAATCCACACAAACAAATATGTCCCCCACCCAATGAGAACAATGTCTTGCCCCCACCCCCTCGTTTCACGTGAAACATGGGAAAAGGAGGTAAGGTTTTTGGACGGGGGGTATATATATGTTGAGAGTTTAAATGTTCTCATTTATAGTTTAAATGTTGGGAAAGCAGATGCTGCAATTTGATTAACTCTGGTCAGTGGTCAAGCAGTGGAGCGAGTACCAACACGCATGGGCATTTGCCAGAAGGTAGACCGCACCTCTACCGACGAGAGAGATGGTGAGTGTCCAGTCGTGTTGGCGGGTGTAGCTCAGTTGGCAGAGCATCTGTTTTCCAAACAGAATGTCGCCGGTTCGACCCCGGCTACCCGCTCCAAAGCGCATGAGGATTGGCTTGCTACTGGAAAGTCCGGACTAAAGGTAGTGAGATCAGCGGAGTGTCCTTAGTGACTAAGCGGCCTCGTAAGGGCGCAGTCCTCAGCCGTGTTGGGGTGGATATGACTGAAAGAAAACGGCAGATATTGGAGTTCATCCGGGCGTACATCAAGGTGCATGGGATGTCGCCTTCTTACGAGGCGATAGCCTTGGGGGTAGGCATGAAGGCTAAGTCCAATATTCATAGGATTGTCAAAAGGCTCCAAGAGGATGGGATCTTGGAGGTCAAGCCACGTAAGTTTTATGGAATAAGGCTGTTCGACAGGACGGTAAAAGAGATCTCTTCTTTATGACATTGCTTACAAAAAAAGAAATAGCTGATTACGTTGCTATTGTGGACAAGATCCCTGAGGCAGAGAGGAACAAGGTTTTTTCTTTGTTGGAGATGGACAGGATAGAGCGGTGTAAGGAGTCGTTTCTTTTCTTTGTGACCCAGATGTGGCCTGCGTTTATTTCCGGGAAACATCATCAGATCATGGCAGAAGCCTTTGAGAGGGTTGCATCCGGGCAGTTGAAGAGGTTGATTATCAACATGCCGCCCCGGCATACCAAGTCAGAATTTGCGTCTTATCTCTTGCCCGCGTGGTTTCTAGGGAAGTACCCGGAAAAGAAGATTATCCAGACTGCCCACACGGCAGAACTGGCGGTGGGCTTTGGTCGAAAGGTGAGGAATCTTGTTCAATCGGATGGTTATGGGAAGGTATTTGATACAAAACTGTCGTCAGACTCTAAAGCAGCCGGTCGTTGGAATACTCATCTGGGTGGTGACTACTTCGCTATTGGTGTGGGCGGTGCAGTTACTGGCAAAGGCGCTGACCTATTGATTATTGATGACCCCCATTCGGAGCAGGAAGCCAAACAGGGCAACCCTGCCGTCTTTGATTCGGTCTATGAATGGTACACATCCGGTCCTCGTCAGCGTTTACAGCCCGGAGGAGCCATTATTATTGTGATGACCCGGTGGTCAAAGCGAGATCTGACCGGGCAAATCCTTAAAAATGCCGAAAAAGACGGGGTAAATGAGTGGGAAGTCATCGATTTCCCCGCGATTTTGCCCTCTGGAACCCCGTTGTGGCCCGGTTTCTGGAAAAAAGAAGAACTTGAAGCCCTAAAAGCCGAACTCCCGGTCGCCAAATGGGAAGCCCAGTACCAACAAAACCCCACCTCCGAGGAAGGGGCGATTGTAAAACGTGATCAATGGCAGATTTGGGAGAAGTCAGACCCACCCTCCTGCGAATATGTGATCCAAAGCTGGGATACCGCGTTTGAAAAGAACAACCGGGCTGACTACTCAGCCTGCACTACATGGGGAGTCTTCCAGCACCCCAACAAAAACGGGGATCTACGCCCCAATATCATCCTTTTAGATGCGTTTAAACAAAGGATGGAGTTCCCGGAATTAAAAAAGAAGGCTTTTGACATGTGGCGGGAATGGAACCCCGACACCCTGTTGGTCGAGAAGAGGGCAGCAGGTGCGCCCTTGATCTATGAAATGAGAAAAATCGGTATTCCTCTGTCCGAATATACACCGGGCAAAGGAAGCGATAAGATTGCGCGTGTAAACGCTATATCCGACCTGTTTGCGTCAGGCGTGGTCTGGTGCCCAGAGACAAGATGGGCAGATGAAGTCATGGAAGAAATGGCTTCCTTCCCTAACGGCGACCATGATGACTTGGTGGACTCATCCTCTCAGGCTCTATTGCGTTTTAGACAAGGTGGATTTATCTCGGTTTATTCAGATGAAGAAGATGAACCTAGATATTTCCGTCGTCGCATGGCTTATTACTAGGAATCATCATGGCGATTGAAAAGAGCGTCTACCAAGCCCCAATGGGATTAGCTTCCTTACCGGAGGAACCAATTGAGATCGAGATTGAGGACCCTGAGGCGGTATCCATATCAATGGATGGCTTGGAAATTACCCTCGAAAAGGGGAGTGATTTTGAAGGCGCGGATTTTAACTCGAACCTTGCAGAGGTTCTGGACGAAGGTGTTTTAAACACCATAGCCAGTGAGCTGACAGACCTTGTCGAAGCCGATATAGACTCCAGAAAAGACTGGGCAGAAACCTTTGTCAAAGGTCTGGAGGTCTTGGGACTTCAATATGAGGAAAGGACGGAGCCTTGGAATGGAGCGTGTGGTGTTTACTCAACCGTCCTGACCGAAGCCGCGATCAGGTTTCAGTCGGAATCGATTATGGAGACCTTCCCTGCTGGAGGTCCGGTCAAGACCGAGATCATCGGGGCGATAACCAAGCAAAAAGAGGAAGCATCGGAGAGAGTCCGCACCGACATGAATTACACCCTGACGGAGAAGATGACCGACTACCGTCCGGAACATGAAAGACTCCTGTATTCCTTGGGACTTGCCGGGGCAGCGTTTAAAAAGGTCTACCCAGACACCCAAAAGCAAATCCCTGCCGCACCCTTCATCCCCGCCGAAGACATCATCGTCCCTTACGGCACCTCATCCCTAAAGAACGCAGAACGTGTCACCCATGTGATGCGCAAAACCAAGAATGAGATCAAGAAGCTCCAGTATTCCGGGTTCTACCGGGATGTAGACTTGGGCGAACCGATGAACATTCTGTCGGACATTGAGAAGAAAAAAGCCGAACAACAGGGCTACAAAACCAATGACGACGACCGCTACAGAATTCTGGAAATCCACACCTATCTGGACATCGAAGGTCTGGAGGATGTAGATGAAGACGGCGAACACACCGGGATTGCCCTGCCTTACGTCGTGACCATAGACCAAGGCACCAATCAGGTTTTGTCGGTCTACAGAAACTGGAACGAGGACGACCCCAATAAGCAAAGTCGCCAGCATTTCGTGGATTATTGCTACATCCCCGGCTTTGGTTTCTATGGTTTGGGTCTAATCCACATCATCGGCGGGTACGCCCGTGCCGGGACATCCCTGATCAGACAATTGGTGGATGCCGGAACCCTCTCTAATCTGCCCGGTGGTCTAAAGACCCGTGGCATGAGGATCAAGGATGATGACACCCCGATTGCTCCGGGCGAATGGCGGGATATTGATATTCCCAGTGGGGCAATGCGTGACAACATCATGCCGCTTCCCTACAAGGAGCCAAGTCAGGTTCTCTTGACCCTTTTGAATCAAATCACAGAAGAGGGCAGAAGACTAGGTTCCATCGGGGAGATGAAGATCTCCGACATGAGCGCCAATGCGCCGGTCGGCACGACTTTGGCTTTGCTGGAGCGCCAGCTAAAGATGATGTCTGCCGTTCAGGCTCGCGTCCATGCCTCGATGAAACAAGAGTTTAAACTCTTAAAAGAAATCATCCGGGACTACGCCCCGACAGAATATGAGTACGACCCTGAGTCCGGGGATCGGATGGCAAAACAGTCGGATTACGACATCGTTGAAGTCATCCCGGTTTCTGACCCGAACTCCTCCACGATGGCGCAGCGGATCATGCAGTACCAAGCTGTGATCCAACTAGCCACCACCGCACCCCAGATTTACGACCTCCCCAACCTCCATCGGCAGATGATCGAAGTCTTGGGGATCAAGAACGCAGAGAAGTTGGTCCCGGTCGAAGACGACCAAAAGCCCAAAGACCCGATCTCGGAAAACATGGCTTTCTTGAACGGCAAACCAACAAAAGCCTTCATCTACCAAGACCACGAGGCGCACATCGCAGCCCACATGGCATTCATGCAAGACCCAATGATTGCGCAAGTCATTGGTCAAAACCCGATGGCTCAAAAGATCCAGATGGCAGCAATGGCGCATATTGCCGAGCATCTAGCCTTTAGCTATCGCAAGAAGGTCGAAGAACAAGTCGGTGTACCTATCCCAGCCCCGGATGCGCAACTGCCGGAGGATGTGGAAGTCCAACTGTCCCGGTTGGTCGCCCAAGGTGCCCAACAGCTTCTCCAGCTTAACCAAGCTCAAGCCCAACAAGCCCAAGCCCAGCAACAAATGCAAGACCCGCTGGTTCAGATCCAACAGGCAGAACTCCAGATCGATGCCCAGAAAGCTCAATCGGATGCACAGGTTGCACAGGCGAAACTGCAACTGGAAGCCCAGAGGATTGCCAACCAGAAAGAAGTTGATCTTGCAAGAATTGCATCGCAGGAAAAATTGGCAAATCAAAAAGTTCAGGTTGACTTGTTTAAACGGAGTAATAAATAATGGGAAACGAGGAGAAGATACTCCAGCATCTCCTTAACCAGATCAAGGAAAGAGGCGATTCCCTTTCCAAGACTATCTGTGACGGCGCAGCGAAAGATCACGCCGAGTACAGGTATTTGTGCGGGCAGATTCAAGGTCTGATGTTTGCGCAAATGATAACTACAGACCTTGTGCGTAAACTGGAGAAATTCGATGAGTGAAATCCTTTTGAGTGAGGATGGAGAAACAACCACGACGTTGCCTGAATCTGCGGGAGAGAAAGCGCGTCAACTGCCTGACCCAAGCACCTTTTATCTCTTGTGCGCTTTACCTGAGATTGAAGAGAAGTTTGATAGCGGTCTGGCAAAAGCTGGCACCACGATGCATTACGAAGAGATTTTATCCCCAGTGCTTTTCGTAATGAAAATGGGTCCAGACGCTTATAAAGATGAAAAGAAATTCCCTAGTGGTCCTTCTTGCAAGATAGGCGACTTTGTTCTTGTTCGTCCCAACACGGGCACAAGAATAAAGATTCATGGCAAAGAATTTCGGATGATCTATGACGACAGCGTCGAAGCAGTTGTTCAAGATCCTCGCGGAATTTCCCGTGCGTAGGAGGGTTTATGCCTGAATATATGGAAACACTGGATTTGGACAAGGCTGGCGACAAGCCTGAACCGGTCGTCGAAATGGCAAGTGACGATGACCTTGAAATTGAAGTCGTAGACGACACCCCGGAAGAGGATCGTGGGCGCGAACCCATGAAAACTCCTCCAGAGGAGCCGACTGATGACGAGCTTGCTACGTACTCTAAGCGAGACCGTAACAGGATTCGCGAGTTTACAAAGGGGTATCACGACGAACGCAGAGCTAAAGAAGCTGCGCTACGCGAGAAGGAAGAGGCTATTCGTATAGCTAAAGCCTACTTTGAGGAAAATCAAAAACTCAAAGGATCTGTAAATACTAGCCAAAACGCTCTTCTTGAGCAGGCAAAGAAACAGATTGCGCTAGAGCTTGATGAGGCAAAGCGTAAGTACAAGGAAGCGTATGAATCGGGTGATTCAGATGCGCTTGTGGAAGCACAAGACCATCTTACATCCACCAAGTTTAAAGCCGAACGACTGAGTAACTTTAAACCAGCCCCTGAACAGGAGCCGGAAGAAAGTTTCCCAACGGTTGCACAGAAGCCAGAAGAAGTCGATGAGAAAGCCGAAAGGTGGAAACAGCGAAATATTCACTGGTGGGGTAAAGACAAGGAAATGACCGCGTTTGCCCTAGCTGTGCATGACAAACTTGTTAACGACGACTACGTTGACCCTCAAAGTGACGAGTACTACCGACGCTTAAATGCTAGGTTACGCCAAGTGTTCCCGGATAAATTTGAGTCCGAGGAACCCGCTGATGCGCCTACTCAGCGCCCTACAAAATCAAATGTCGTTGCTTCAGCAACACGTAGCGTTGCGCCAAAGAAGATCACGCTTACGCCGTCTGAAGTCAACATCGCCAAGCGGCTTGGAGTTCCGCTGGAACAATACGCTCGTGAGGCTGCGAGATTAAGGAGAAGTCAAAATGGATGATCAAAAACGAGAGAAACGTAACACTGAGAGCCGTGAAGAAAAAGACCTGAGGCCCAAGCGTTGGACCCCACCTCAACTGCTTCCGGAACCTGATCCTGAGGATGGCTATGCCTTCCGCTGGATTCGTATCAGCACGCTCAATCGTGATGATCCCGTTAACATTTCTTCCAAATTTCGCGAGGGTTGGGAACCTGTAAAGTCGCATACACAACCAAGAATGATGCACTTGAAGTCAACGGATAATCGTTTTCCCGATGGCATCCAGATTGGTGGTCTGCTTCTTTGCAAAACCCCTGTTGAATTCGTCGAACAACGTAACGCTCACTTTGTCGAACAAACGCAAGCGTTTATGGAGTCGGTGGACAACAACTTTATGCGTGAAAGTAATCCTGCGATGCCTCTCTTCAGTGAGAAGCGTTCAAAGGTCACTTTCGGTAGATCTAGTTAATTTTTAGGAGCAACAAATGGCTTATCCCACTGTAAGCTCGCCTTACGGTCTACAAGCTGTCAATCGTATTGACGGTTTGCCGTATGCGGGTCAGATTCGCCAGATTCCTATTGCAACTAACTACGCTACCGCCATTTTCTATGGCGATACCGTAAAGATCAGCAATGGCTATCTGGTTGCCGATACCGGCACGGACAATGCAACTCCTTGCGGCGTTCTGGTCGGTTGTGCTTATGTCAACTCTTCTGGTCAGCCTGTTGAGGGTCAGTATTACCCAGCATCGTCAGCAACTAGCTCTAACGCTGCTCTGGGTTACGTTATTGATGACCCAATGGCTGCATTCAAAGTTGCTGTTGTTTCGTCTGGCACTACTGTGACCACCACTGGTGTGAGCCGTGCTGTAGTCGGTTCAAACATGGCACTGGTCCAGAATACTGGTTCGACAACAACTGGTGACTCTAAGGTTGCAGTACTGTCTGGCAGCGACGCTACCACCAACACCCTTCCGGTGCGTGTTATCGACGTTGTTCCCGGCACTGCCCTTAGCGCGGATGCGTTTGTGGAATTGATCGTCAAGATCAATACTCACCAGTACAACAGCACCACTGGTGTATAAGGAGAGTAAATCATGGCAATTTCACGCGCACAAATGCTCAAGGAACTTCTGCCCGGTCTGAACGCACTGTTCGGTCTGGAGTACAAGACCTATGGCGAAGAGCATAAAGAGATCTACGAAACCGAAACTTCGGAGCGTAGCTTTGAAGAGGAAGCCAAGCTGTCTGGCTTTAGTGCCGCTCCCGTTAAAAACGAGGGCAGCGCAATGGCATACGACAATGCGCAGGAAGCTTGGTCTGCTCGATACAACCACGAGACCATCGTTCTTGGTTTCTCGCTGACCGAAGAGGCAATTGAGGATAACCTCTATGACTCTCTGTCGCAGCGTTACACCAAAGCACTGGCTCGCGCTATGGCTTACACCAAGCAAGTCAAGGCAGCTTACGTGCTGAACAATGCGTTCAACACCGCAGTTACCTATGGCGACGGCGTGACCCTGTGTAACACGGCTCACCCGCTGATCTCTGGTGGCACCAACAGCAACCGTCCGACAACAGGCGCTGACCTGAACGAGACCTCGCTGGAAAATGCTGTTATCCAGATCGCAGCTTGGACTGACGAACGTGGTCTGCTGATCGCAGCGCGTCCCAAGAAACTGATTGTGCCACCGGCACTTCAGTTCGTTGCGACCCGTCTGCTGGAAACAGAACTGCGTGCCGGCACCAACGACAACGACATCAACGCAATCAAGAACAACGGCTCTGTGCCGGAAGGCTATCGCGTCAATCACTACCTGACTGACACGAACGCTTGGTTCCTGATGACTGATGTCCCCAACGGTCTGAAGCACTTTGTTCGTACCCCGATGCAAACCGGTATGGACGGTGACTTTGACACCGGTAACGTCCGTTATAAGGCTCGTGAGCGTTATAGCTTTGGCGTATCCGACCCGCTGGGCATCTTTGGCTCTCCCGGAGCCTAAGGAAAGGGGGGCTTTACGCCCCCTTTTTTCTGGTATATAAAGTAGTAATTCCGGGGTTTAAACAGGTGTTTGCGAATAGACCCGGCTAACGTCATGCAGATCGCTTACACCTAACTCGCATGAGAGGACAACATGGCAGTCTCTACTACCCAATCCATCTGGCGTTCGGGTGGCGGCGATCAAACCCGTACCGCATATTGCGGCACCGGTCTGATGGTTGCCGAATTTTACATTTCGGGCGCATCCGCAAACAGCGTTGCGGTTCAAGTTTCTTCGAGCAATACAGCCCCGGTAATTCTTCCGGTTGGCGCTGTTGTTGTTCAAATTAACGCTCTATGTGCAGCTACTGGCGGCACGACCCCCACCTTTGATATGGGCTGGATCGGTTATACCAACACTGCTCAGTCTGACGATAACGGTCTGGTTGCTGCTGCTGTTGCTACCACTGGCAAGCTAGTTATTAATTTTGCATCTGCTACGGCAGGCGATGACCTTAACACGGTTATTTCCTCTACCCAGATGGTAAAAATTACTGGCGGCGGCACAACTGGCGACGCGCCAACCGGTGGTTCGATCAGTGGTCAGATCCTGTACTACGTCACCGATCCGTACCTCGGTCAGCAAAACGTCTAATAAGGAGGCATCGCCATGATGCAAACAGACGTTAAAGGCGCAACCTGTGCGGCAAATGGCTCTACCACGGCTTACAACGGGCGTACCCGTTTAAAGGGGCTGTGGTATAGCGCAACTGGCGCGGGAACCATTGCGGTCAAAGACAACGCTACGACCCTGTTTACCCTGAATATCGGCGGCGCAGAATCCAATTATGTTCTGCTCCCCGGTGAGGGTGTGCTTGTGCAAACAAGTCTGGTGATTACCAACAGCGCAGCAGTCGCAGGAGTTGCCTTCTATGGTTGAGGAAAAGAAATTTGTGCTGGCGGGGAGAAGTCTGTTTGTTGCCATTCCGGCATATGACGGACGTATATGCATACATTCTGCATATGAATTGCCGCAGCTTGCTCTGGCTTCTCTAAAGCACAAGTTTTCTATCCACTTGGGTCACCTATCAGGTAGCTCAATCATCACCCGTGCTAGGAATTCTCTGGTCAATCAGTTCATGGAGTCTGATTGCACAGAGATGTTGTTTATTGACTCGGATATTCATTTCAAACATCAGGACGTTCTCCGGATTATGGCTCTTGGGTCAGACCGGGATGTCCTGTGCGGGTCTTATCCTCGAAGAGCGGCAGACCAGAAGTTCTTTACCGACATCTATTACAACGAGCATGGCGGCGTAGAACTGACGGAAAACGGTCTTCTGCGGGTAGAGCGGATTGGCACAGGATTCATGTTTATACGCAGACATGTTATCGAGAAGCTAATCAAAGACCACCCGGAATGGAAATACTGGGTCAATGTAGAAAACAAGCATCACTATGCCTTATTTGATTTCAAGGTAACGCCAGAGGGATACATGGGCGAGGACTACCTGTTCTGTGATCGTGTAACAGAGGCAGGATTCAAGATCTATGTAGACCCGGAGATCAATCTAGGTCATTTTGGAAACACAGAGTTTACGGGGCATTTTGGTAAACAAGTCCTTCAACCCATGATTGAAGAGACACTACTTCTACAAAAGAAGGTGGCAAATGGCTAAGACTCCAGCATGGCAAAGATCAGAAGGCAAGAATCCGAAGGGTGGTCTGAACGCGAAAGGTCGCGCTTCAGCAAAGAAGCAGGGGATGAATCTCAAGCCCCCCGCCCCTCACCCCAAGACCAAAGAATCCGCTGGTCGCAAGGCATCGTTCTGCGCTCGAATGTCAGGTATGAAAAAGAAACTGACAAGCTCAAAGACAGCGAACGATCCTAACAGCCGGATTAACAAATCTTTAAGAGCGTGGAACTGTTAAATGGAAATGGTTTTATGGAACACCGCCATCACGGTCATTTTGGCATTGATCGGATGGGGTTGGAGAATCAAAGACAAGGAACTGGAATCTCAGAAGGAAGAACTTCAAAGACTCCAGATCCTGTTGAATCGCACCCGCGAAGAGGTGGCGAAAGAATATGTCACGAAGGTTGAGGTCCATGCAGACATCAATCGGGTTCTAGACCGCCTAGACCGGCTTGATGCAAAGCTAGATAGATTGATGGAGAGAGGTAATGGATAAAGTTCGTACCGTGATGAAAGAGTTTAAACGTGGTGATCTGAAATCCTCTTCGGGTCAAAAGGTCACCAACCCCAAACAGGCTATTGCCATAGGTCTTTCCGAGGCGGGCCTTTCCAAGAAAGCCAAAGGAGGCGAAATGAAAGAGTCAAAAGCAATGGTCAAGAAGGAAGTGTCGTTCATGAAAAAGAAAGGCGCTCCTGCATCCATGATCAAACATGAAGAATCTGAGATGAAGGGCAAGGTCAAGAAGATGGCTTCTGGCGGTCTAACCTCTGGGCATAAATCGGCAGATGGCATTGCCAAGAAGGGCAAAACCAAGGGCAAAGACATCAAGATGGCATACGGCGGTAAGTGCTAAAAGGAGTTGCCATGAAAAAGGTCAAGAAATACGCCGGTGGAACTTCTGAAGACGACATCAGCAAACTTAAAGAAGAAGGTTTGAAGGCATCAAAAGATGACAAGGTTGGGTTATTGGATCGCCTCCGCATGGGTAACATTGACGACCCAAAATCTGAGGCTTATAAGCGTTTTGGTGCTGGTCGTGGTCTTGCTGAACGTACTAAGAGTATTCCTGTAGGCGAAATAAAGACCACGGATTCTGGTCGTGGTGTTCCGGGTTTTGGTGGTCCAATGCTTCCCAAACCCACCCCTGATACCCCAGAAGTTTCCATGCCAGTTGGTTTGCGTGGTGCTTTGACCGCACAGGGAACTGGAGAAGGTGGTGTATCTCCCGGTGTAGAGGGTCCTAAAGTTACCCCGCGTCCTCGTCCTCGTCCTGTTGCAAAACAAGACAAAAAACCAATCAATATTAGTACTGGTGCAAGTGGTTTTGGCACGGACGAAAAAGGTATTGCACAGCGTCGCATGGAAGGTTTAAAGGCTCCAAAGACATCCGAGCTTCGCAGTGTTGCTCGTACACGCGCTGGCACTCCAATTAAAGAAACGATGGATGCTAGGAACAGGGCTGGTCAGAAAGTTTCTTCTGGCTCTGATGCTGCATTGCCATTGTTAGGTCTTGCTGGGCTAGGTCTTGGCGCAGCAGCTTTAAATAAACGAGGATTGCGTGAAATGCAAGATGCCGAAGCTGGGGCAGGAGAAGCTTCCCGTGAAGCAGAAAGATATGGTGGCAGGGCTGGCAAGTACATCCAAGAAATAGACCCCATGTTTACAGGCAGAGCAGGGTTTGAGCAGGGTCCTATGAAAAAGGGCGGTAAGGTCAAAGCCAAGCCAGTTAAGAAATATGCATCTGGGGGCAAGGTCAGCAGTGCATCTACCCGCGCTGACGGCATTGCCAAGCGCGGTAAGACCAAGGGAAGGATCTGCTAATGGCTAAATATGAAAACCAAAACTACAATGATTTGTATGAGAGAAATACAGCAAGATTTGCTGGAGATGATGGCGTAAAAGGTGCTAAAACCAGAAGGCAATCAAGCTCTACGGTTGATAGATCTGGTAATCCTATGACAGCAGTTAATGTAGGAGTGCAAAGACCTGAAGGTATTCCAAAAACATTAAAAAAACCAATAACATCATTTAAAGGCTTTGGCGGTGGTAGTGGTGGCGCAGGTGTATCGGATACCCGCGAAATGCAGTTGGGCGCAGACCTTGACCCGAAAGCAATGATGAAAAAAGAAGGCTACAAAAAAGGCGGTAAAGTTTCTGCTTCTAGTCGAGCTGACGGCATTGCCAAACGCGGCAAAACCAAATGTAAGGTGTATTGATCATGGCAGTCACTCCATTAGATGTAGAGCAAGCCAAGCTGGATGCCAAGAATAAAAAGAATCAGGACAACATGGAAACTGGCATCTTTGGTAAACCAGTCACCCTTCCCGGCAAACCCGGCGATAAGTCCAAGCCTGTCAATTTACCGGGCAAGCCGACTAAAGCTAAGTTTGGTGAGGGCATGACCAACTACCGCAAGGGCGGTTATGTAAAGGCTGCTGACGGCATTGCCAAAAAAGGCAAAACGAAAGGACGAATCCTATGATGGCAAGCCGAGGCATGGGGGCGATTAGGGAATCCAAAGTTCCCAAGCCTCGAATTGTTAAAAAAAGGGATGGCAATTACCCAGTTGAGATTTACGCCAAAGGCGGTGAGGTTTGGAACAAGCCCCGCCCGGAAGGACTAGGGAAGCCAAAGAAACTTAGCCCAGCCAAGAAGGCAAAAGCCAAGGCGATGGCAAAGGCTGCTGGTAGGCCCTACCCGAATTTAGTGGATAACTTAAGAGCAGCGCGTAAAAAATGAAACGATGCCCTGTTTGTGAAACAGAGAAAAACTTAGATCAGTTCTGGAAAGGACAGTATCTTTGCATACCGTGCCAAAAACACAAACAGAGGAATAGTTGGGAAAGCCGGTCGCCAAAAAAGCGTCTTGAGCAGCATTTAAAGTATAAGTACGGAGTCACCCATCAAGAGTTTTTAAATGCATGGGACTCTCAAAAAGGTTGTTGTGCCATATGTGATGTAGAGCTTCCTGATTTAATGACCTATGAAAATAGGAAGCGTAAATATGCGATTGATCACAATCATGAAACCGGTGATTTTCGCGGTATTTTGTGTCTAAATTGCAATTCATTGCTTGGCATGGCAAAAGATTCTGTTGATGTTCTTGCAAAAGCCATAAGTTACCTTGAAGAAAAAGGTTCTTACGGTTTAATGCTGGTTGACAACATGAGGGCAGCAAAATGACAACCACCGGCTCCACTCTATTCAATATGGAGTTCACGGAGATCGCCGAGGAGGCGTGGGAGAGGGCTGGGCGCGAGATGCGCAGCGGTTACGATCTCAAGACTGCTCGTCGTTCCATGAACCTTTTGACGATTGAGTGGGCAAACCGTGGTATCAACATGTGGACAATCGAGCAAGGGACGATTACGTTCGAGCAAGGTTTAAACACATACCCACTACCTATAGACACGATTGACCTGTTGGAGCATGTAATTCGTACAAACGCCAACCAGCAGAACCTGCAAACTGATTTAAACATCAGCCGCATCAGCGCATCGACCTACGCAACAATCCCAAATAAGCTCACTCAAGCTCGTCCAATTCAGATCTGGATACAGCGGTTGTCTGGTCAGGTTGGTCCTGCCGGGGCTACCTTGGTTGGCAACCTTACTGCCACAAGCAACACGATCACCCTAAGTTCCACAAATAACTTAGCCTCAAGTGGATACATCCGGATTGACAGTGAAGACATCTACTACGGTTATATTTCTGGCAACGTCCTGATGAATATATTCCGTGGTCAGAACAACACAACCGCCGCATCCCATACCACTGGCACAACGGTCTATGCGCCGCAGCTTCCAGCCGTTACTGTCTGGCCTACGCCTGATGGCTCCCAGACCTACACGCTTGCCTACTGGAGACTGCGCAGGGTGCAGGATGCGGGTAACGGTGTCCAGACGGCAGATATGAACTTCAGGTTCTACCCATGCCTAGTCGCAGGATTGGCTTATTACATCGCCATGAAGATCCCAGAAATGGCATCAAGGCTGGATATGTTGAAGGCTGTCTATGACGAACAGTTCAATCTGGCGGCAGGAGAAGACCGGGAAAAAGCTGCTCTGAGACTTGTCCCAAGGGCAACTTTCATTGGTGGGAGTTATTACTGATGGGAAACAGATATTCCTCTGGAAAATGGAGCATTGCCCAGTGTGATATTTGCGGTTTTAGGTTTAAACTTAAGCAGCTTCGTTATGAGGTTGTTAAAACAAAGTTGTACCAATTGAAAGTTTGTGACGAGTGCTGGTCTCCTGATCATCCTCAGTTGCAATTGGGTATGTACCCAGTGGATGATCCGCAAGCAGTCCGGGAACCGCGTCCAGATACGACCTACTTTACCGCTGGTTTAAACGGTCTACAGGATGCCCCGAATGGTGGAGATGCCGGATACCCCACAGGTGGCTCACGGGATATTCAATGGGGCTGGTATCCGGTTGGTGGTTCTAGAAATTACGATGCCGTTTTGACACCAAATAATCTGGTGTCTAAGGCGCTGGTAGGAAACGCGACTGTAAGTGTGACATAAGGAGCAAACATGGATAAGTCAGAAGTTAAGAAGATCGCCGATAAGGAAGTCAAGGCGCATGAAAAACGTATGCATAAAATGAGCAAAGGCGGCGTGACAAGCTCAGAAATGAAGAAATATGGGCGTAATTTGGCTCGTGCCATGAACCAGCGTTCTACCGGAAGGGGTCGATAATGGCTAAGTTCAGTCACAAAATGGGTGGCAAGGAAGTCGGTCAGGCTAAAACCTATGCCGCGCCCCATGATATGTCTGGTAAGGCAACCAAACCCAAGGTCAATACCGAGTCCGGCGCGAAGGTCATGGACAACATGGACATTTCTGTTGGCACGATCAGCAAGGGTAACTACCCAGCCGACAAGACCTCTGGCATCAAGATTCGTGGCACCGGTGCAGCAACCAAGGGTGTGATGGCGCGTGGTCCAATGGGGTGATAAATGAACTACGCAGACCTTGTCAGCACAGTTCAGGATTACGCGGAAAACGATTTTGACTATGCGTCTAACCCGCGAATCATAAACACGTTCATACGTCAGGCAGAGCAGCGCATCTACAACACGGTGCAGATTGCAAACCTGAGAAAGAACGTGACGGGAACACTTACGTCCGGGAACAAGTACCTCCAGTGCCCGACAGACTTCCTCTCTGTGTACTCCCTAGCAATCTATCCCAGTGGCGGCGGGGATTACTCCTATTTGCTGAACAAGGATGTGAACTTTATCCGCGAGGCATATCCCGGTCCATCAGACACCGGCAAGCCAAAACACTACGCCCTGTTTGGTCCTGTCTCATCGAATGTTAATGAACTGACATTCATCGTTGGTCCTACCCCTGATGC